CCTGCTGGAGTTTATGATCAAGAGTGTATTTATAAGCAGTCAGATTTAAATAACCAAGTTATATTTGTAGGTAGTAAAAAATATCATTCAGAGTGGAACTATAGACCGCAATTGATTAATTGGCTCGAAGATAAATATAAAAATAACTTTAAGCATTATGGAAGTGGTGGATTACCATCAATTCGTGGACTAACACTCAATAAACTTTACTGGTCTACAAAAGTTGTTGTTGGTGACACTCTTTGTATAAACTTTGATTACCCAGATTATTGGTCTGATCGTGTTTATGAAACTTTAGGGCGTGGTGGTTTTATGATTCACCCATACGTAAAGGGTATGGAAAGAGAGTTTGAAGACAAAAAACATTTAGTATTTTACGAGTACGGTAACTTTGAACAACTAAAAGAATTAATTGATTACTACATAGAGCATGATGAAGAGCGTGAAGAGATTAGAAAAGCAGGACATGAATTAGTTAAGTCTAATTATACTTATAAAAATAGATGGCAACAAATATTAAAAGAGTTAAGTCTATGACATCTATTCTAAATCATGAAGAGTATAGTTTTGAAATAAGAGAGAACGCAGAAGATCCTAGCTTCGATCACAACCTTGATTTTAAGGTAGTTAACGAAACATGGATAGAAAATGTATACAGAATACACGATTATCAGTTTACTGACGGTGGAGTTTTTGTTGATATTGGTGCAAATATTGGAGCAGTTAGCCTCTTTGTAGATAATTTTAATAAAAATAGAGAAGGTGATAAAAAAATTAAAATATATGCTGTAGAGCCAGAGCCAAACAATTTACACTTGCTTAATCAAAATATAAAAAATAATGTTACTGAAAATATTACTGTAATTAATAACGCTATCTGGCATGAAAAGAAAATGGTTTCAATTAGTAATCGTGGTGGTAATAGCAGCATTGTAGATCTAGAAAAAAATGATAAGTCAGAAGTATTAGCAATAACTATGGAAAATTTATTCTCAACTTATAAGATTAAAGAGGTTGATGTTATGAAGATTGATATAGAGGGTGCAGAGTTTGATCTTATTCTAAATACTCCCGCAAAAACTTTAGCAAAAATAAAAATATTAGTCCTTGAATTTGATAAATCTTTTGATGGAAAGTTTGGTCAAATGGTTGAAAAGCTTTCAAAACAATTTGGAATTGATATCTTGGGTAGTCCTGAAAGAGGGGGGTACATTTATGCAAACAGATACTGAGATTGATTATTTAATTTGTATACCTATTTATAGAGTAACAGAAAGAGTATATAAATGTATGGAGTCTATACAAGATAAAAATGTTTTGTTGATAGACAATAGCGGTAACAGAGAGTGCGAAGTATTTGAAAAAAAGTATGGTTTTCAGGTAGAATATCAATCAGAAAATATTGGTTTATCAAGAGCATGGAACATAGCATTAAAAAAGAATCATGATTGGACATTTGTTGTTTCATCTTCAATGCTATTTAATAAACCTTTCTCACATATCATTGATATGCTCAATGATTTTAAGGGTGTAATGTTTAGAACACAGCACGGGTGGCATCTTTGTGGAATAAATAAAAAATTAGTTTCAGCTATTGGATATTTTGATGAAAACTTTTATCCCTATAATTTTGATGACTGTGATTGGGATCATAGGTGTAGATTACTTGAAGAGCAGTCTATGACTAATCCTGAATCAGATCTTGTAGTATCTTGGCGTAGTCAATTTGTACATTCTAATACCCCAATAAGTTATGTAATGAGAATTAGTGCTTCAACAGCAGAAGTTGACGCTTCATGTCAAGTAGATGGTGGCGCAACCATAGATGGACTACAGGTAAAGTTTGAAGGTGTTCACGGTTATTTTAAATCTAAATGGGGCGGGGATAGAACAAGAGAAGGTTGGGGAGAATATAAGTATCCCTTTAATGATCCTACAAAATCTTTAGACTACTGGCCCGTAAATGACATACCAACCTTAAAGAAACAATATGGTTTAGACTGATGGCTACAATAGGAATCTTACCAGCATCTGGGAAAGCATCTAGAATAGGTGGTATCCCAAAGTTTTGCCTTCCAGTTTCAGAAAAAGAATCTATACTTCAATGGCATGTTAATCAAATGCTTGAGGTATGTGATGAAGTTAGAGTTTCAACAAGGGCTGAATGGGTTCCTATTATTCAAAACATGAACATGGATATAAAGTTAGTTGTTCGTGAACCTTCAACTATGTCTGATGCTGTTAAGTTTATGGTTGGAAACTATAACGATACCGTTTTAATTGGAATGCCAGACACTTATATTCTTGACTGTAAAACTAATATCTATAAAGAAATGATGGATACTGCTGGCGACTTAGTTCTTGGAACTTGGAGTTGTGATCCAGAACTTAAGGGTAGAGTTGGACAGGTCTTAGTATCTAATGGTAAAGTTATTTCATCTAGAGATAAAGTCTCTGATTGTGAATATACAGACATGTGGGGAACAATGCTGTTTCGTAAAAATCTTATCAGATACATCGATCCACTATTAGAGCATCCAGGAAAACAGATACAAGACTGGATAGACATGAATCTTGATATTAGATCCGTAAATCCTGGTGGAAAATATATGGACATTGGAACACTAAAAGGATTAAAACAACTATACAAAGAGATGGACTCATGAGACTAGGAATCATAGCAAGATCAGATAACACTGGACTAGGTAATCAAACAAGAGAACTTGTTAACATGCTTAACCCAGACAAGATACTACTAATTGATTCAACACACTTTAATGGTAATCAACAACATCCAGAATGGTATGAAGGATACAACTACAGAACAACCTCTGCAGGAATGCCAACAATGAAAGAGTACACTCGGTTCATACAAGACATTGATGTAGTGTTAAGCTGTGAAACATTTTACAGTTTTAACTTTGTAGACTTAGCTAAGAAGCATAATGTCAAAACAATATTACAATATAACTATGAACTATTTGATCATCTAAACAATTCAAGCATAACACTTCCAGATGTTTTGCTATCACCAAGTTTATGGAATATTGAAGTAGTTCAAAAAATGTTTGGGGACAAGACTAAAGTTATTTATTTACCGCCACCAACAACTACATCAATCTTTGATAATCCTAGATCAAATAACTTATCTAAAACTCATAATAGAATTCTTCACATTGGTGGAAAGAAAGCTGCTAGAGATAGAAATGGTACAGAGTCTGTACTAGAAATGATGACAAAATCTAAAGCTGATTTTGAGTTAGTAATTAAAACACAAACAGATCTAAATATTAAAGTTAAAGATTCAAGAATAACTATTGATACTGATAACGTTAAAAACAGAGAAGATCTTTATTCTGGTTATGATGCTATGATTTTACCAAGAAGGTATGCTGGATTATGCTTGCCAATGAATGAAGCATTGATTAGTGGACTACCTGTATTTATGACAGATATATCTCCTAACAATCTTATTCTTCCAAGTCAATGGCTTATCCCCTCAGAAAAAATAGGATCATTTAAAACTAAAACAATGGTTGATCTTTATTCTCCAAACCTTGATAAGTTTGCTAGTCTTATTGATGATTATGTTAAGAACTCTAATAAGATAGATAGTAAACAACAGGCTATTAATTTAGGGTTTAGTCATTTCTCTGTTGAAAACCTTAAAGATAAATACCTAGAAATAATAAACGGGTAACAAAAAAGCCAGCCTATCTCTAGACTGGCTGATCTGTAAGTAGAGACTACTTCTTTGGAGCTGCTGCCTTCTTAGCAACTCGCTTTGCAGGTGCCTTAGCAGCCTTTAAAGCCTCTTCTACGGCCTTAGCATCTGGCAGTACACCAAAAGCCTTGTCGTTTGGATTAATTGCTCTGATTGCCACTGGCGCAAGTGCTGCTACTAGAGCAGTCCATAGATCCTTTGGATCTGTTACTCCTGCCATATATAGGGCAAGGCCTGATGCCAGGACTGATCTTCCGTATGAGGCAAGTAGTGCCTTTAGTTGTGTTGTATTCATTATTCCTCCTAGGATATAACTCGTGTTAGTATTGTGAAGCCAATCCAAAGACCAATAATTCCTGCGACTCCCGCAAAAACTGGTGGTGCTGGTACTGGCAATTTGAATGCAGCAAACACGATCCCGCATCCAAAACCTGTTAGTGTTGATAGTAGAACATCTTTCATTTAAAAGTTCTCCGATTCTAATTCATCATAATGTTTATCACAAAGATCTAGTATTCTGATTTCACTGTTAGTCCAAATCTTAGTAGATTCTTCTTTACATTTTTCTTCTTCACAAATTTGAAATGCAGAAAGAGTTAGTTTTCTTGGATCTTTTAGCTTAAACATCTTGATCCTTTGGTAACACATTCTTTAATTCTTTATATGAAACAGAAATCTTTTTTAAAATTTCATTGTTTGGACCTGCAACTACATCTCCATACTTTTCAAAATACTCAATAGAAGGATCGGTTTCAGCAACAAACTTATTTAAAGCAGCCTGAACATTTTCTATATACTCAAATGCCCAATCTCTTGACTCAGAAATAAAATTTAAAAAACTTTCTTGATGAATTTCTTCATCGGTCTTTATATCTTTACCAGATTGAACAGTATCAATGTATTCTTGTAAGATAAACTTATCAATGATAGTTTTTGTTAATATATTATTTGCTTTTATCAAAGCACTTAGTGTTGCAGTATAAGCAACAGCAAAAGAAATAGACAAGATACTTAGTATAACAATCGCAATTTTCATTTTAAGGCTTCCCTAGTCACTAAAACAATTGCACCCTCTAGTTCTAGAGCGTGTTTTAATTGAACTACATATTGTAATGCAGCAATCTTTTCATCATGAACTAAATTAACAAACTTTCTTTCATCTAACTTTATTGTTAGGAAGTGTTCGTTGTCAATCAAGTCCACCTTAAATCCTTTTGGAGGTGTTACTTGATGAAAAGCTCTTCGCATTTCATTTGTATACATTTTTTAATCCGTTGTCATTTTCTGCCACATGTCTGCCCAATCACTTTTTGATTTATGATTGTTGAACTCTCTTGAAATTTCTCCATTTTCTAAGTATACACCACCCCAGACACCCCATTCTTTACCTGAAATGCCAACAGCAAAGCATTGCTTAACCATAGGGCATGCAGTACAGATCCCATCAATCTTTAATCTATTACTTAAATTATCTTCATACTCTTCAAAAAATAAATTTGTATTAAAATCACGACATGGAGCATCGTCTTTCCATAAATGCTGCTTCATGCCTACACCTTGTACTTACTTGGAATCTCCCACCCCATACGATTAGGAACAAAAGCAGTCTTTATGTACCACTGGTTATTAATTCTCACACCGTTAACATCTGTTCTAGCAATGTTTGTTTTTTTAAGTTCTAGAACATCCCAGCCTTCCCATTTTAATTCACGGTTATTGGCAACGATTTTTTCCATCATTTTAAGATCTTGTACTAACATACTGCTCCCCTTTAGTGTCTAAAGATTCCCACTTCGACATTGTTTAATTCTGCAACCTCAAATAATTTTGAAGTTGGTTGCTTTGGATTACTCAAGAATGCAAAATAGTTTACATAAGATATATTTTCTTCTACCCAATTTGTTGGAGCTTTGTAAAATTTAATCTTACGACCTCTTGCCTTCATGCCTCTTTCTGAGAGATTAGAAAATTCAGAAACAAATGCGTGAACCTTTGCTGGCCCAACTGAGTATATTGTAAAGTCTGTATCTTCTTTTCTCATGCTCGATAAGGCAACGCTCATTGCACGAAGAAAGACTTGATAATCATCAAAATCGTTCGTTCCCTGAACTACCACTATCATTTGCATCTCTTCCCTGTAAGTTGTCTAATATAAACAACATCTTATCAATATCTTTTTTAGACATATCTTTGGTATTAATAGGCTTTGCTGTTTCCAACATAACCTCTCCATCTTCGGCTTTAGCAATAAAGAATGTGTTATCGGAAACCCAATAAGCTTCTTCATCTATAACTAAAACATTAATCTTGTCTTTACTATTACGCTTTTCTGATTGCGTAAGAGGTTTTTCTTTATCTTCTAAAGGATAAGAAAAAAATCTTTTCATTACTTTATGTAGATCACTTTGTCTATATAAAACCTGAGCATATTTTTTTCTTTTTCTTTTAGCTATTAAATTAATTATAGCCCATGATGATAGCAATGTCAAGCCTATAACTATAAAATATAGCATGCTACCCCTTGTTAAAACTAAATGAACTTCCTGACCAAAACTTCTTTTCACGTTCTACGATTGCTCTGGACCATGAAAACCCTGCGTCTCCGCCCCAGGCATCCCACATAATTCTACCGTTAGATGGAAACTCTGGACCATCATAAAAACCTTTACCTTTTTTATCTACTTCATGGCGTGAAAAAAATGAATACATTCTCTTAACAGTACTAAGAGACATAGCAGATCCATTTACAATATCTGTTGCTCTACCCCAGCCTACAGGAGTACCTGCTCCAGTTGCTTTTCCATCTTCTTTCCATTTTAAAGCACGTCTTGCTGCTGCCTTCATGCCAGCATTTGGAGAATAAGTATCAGCCATTATTTTGAAAATCCTTTTGGATCAAACAAACTACCAGTCCAAACACTACTCTTGCTAACTGAGTCAGACTTATATGTGCCACCTCTGCGCTTATACTCTTGAACTACCCAAGCATTTGCAACTGCAGAAGGGTATACATCAAACTTATCTTTAGCTGCCTGAACAACTCTTGCATAAAGCTGTGAGTCTGCAGGTTTTGATCCACCTCTGCGTGGCTTAATCATATCTTGATAATTAGGCTTCTTTGCTTTTCCAATTGAAGAATCATACATTGCCATAGCTACCTCTGAATCCATTTCTTCGTTTTCATTTTCCATAGTGTGATTATTTATGTCTGCAATCTTTGCATCTTGATACATCATTCCAATGCTGTAGGCAGTTGGTTCCCACTTGCCATCATCTTCTTTGTAGATTCTAACAGCCATTGCTGGGTTATCTGGAGGCATTGATTCAATTGCATACTCTGTTCCAGGAACACCATAGGTTCCACCTTCAATCATTATATGCTCTACAACTCCATGAATCATCCCTTCGGATGTCATGCCCATAACAAAGTCGCCTTCTTTTATCATATACCGATTATATCAGACTTTACTTTAAAAGTAGTCTTTTAACTTCCGTCAATGCCCAAGATTCCTGTTTGGATAGTTGGGATACAGCCTCTTTATTAAAGGCTTTTTTAGATACCTTAACCACTGGATCTTCTTCTAAAAAGTTAATATCTACAAACCCTTTTTCCCATAAATTTAGGATATCTTTATTAACAAAACGAATGTGCTCCTCATACAACTCTGGCATTACATCCTTCATTTTTGGAGTAATGGTATATAGGAACTCTCCAGTTTCGGCATCTAATGCTCCTATTTCTAAAGCTCCCTCTAGAATAAGCATTGATATAATCTCGTCTTCTTTATTCGCCATAGTTAATCAGTTCCTCTAATTGCTGCTTTGTCTTAGCGCCAGTAGTTCTGTGCACCTCTGTGTTATCCTTCATTACAATAAAAGTTGGTACAGATTGAATACCAAAATCTTTTGCCATTTCCATTTCAATATCTACATCAATAATGTAAAACCTTGTTTCGGTTTGATCATGATTAAGATCTTCTACAATTGGCCTAGTTTTTTTACAAGGACCACACCAATGTGCTGTAAAATAGAGGACTGTATTCATTTACCAGACTTTTCTCGTGCCTTCTTTAAGGCATTAAAATCTTTTACTTTGGTATCTCCAAGGTATCCCCATGCGTATCCATCATTGATCATCATGTCATTAAGAGATACAGTATCTCCATTAATATATACCCAGCCTAAAATGCGACCATACTTTTCAGATGAGTCCATCTTTTCAGTCTTAATCACAACAGACTTAGCATCCTTTAGAGACTTCTTTAGGTACTCCTTAGCTTCAAGACCAAGAGCCTTCTCAGCAAGATCCTTTGTGCGAGACTCTGGGGTATCAATACCAGCCAGCCTTACACGAGATGCAAATAGGATATCAAACCCTAAATCAATAAGAACGTCAATGGTATCTCCATCTACTACATTCTCTACTTTTCTTACATAATATTCATACATTAGTAGTCTTTACCTTTCGCTTTATCTTCAATAAGTTTATCTCGTTCATCAATTATAGTAATCATAAATGACATCATATTTGCGTACCCTTCAGGATTATTTATAATTTTATTATAGTGATGACCGCAAAAAGATAACTCACCATTTAATCCAGTAACTCTAACTAAAGCTTCTGCTGCACAGGAATCGCAACGATCAATAGGACTTAGTAACCAGTTTTGCTTAACTTCTTCTTCTATAATCATTGTGTTCATAGTATACCGCTACTTTCTGTTGTCAGTGGAATAAAACCCACTACCGTTGAATACTGCTCCTACATTAGAGTATACACGTTCCAGTGGTAGATTGCAAGTTTCACAATCATACCCTGGATCGTCTTCTTTAATTGAACGAACTTTTAAAACAGTGTCTGGACATTCTCCAGTGCATCTATATTCGTACGCTGGCATTATTTTATCTTTTTTCCAAACTTTGCCCAAACTCTTTCATGTAAGAAATATCCTAGAGCTTCCCAACCAATATAGATCAAGGCTCCAAGACTTGCGTATTCCCATTCACCAGTAAAAATATAGATAACTCCAGCAACACCAACAAGGTGAAAGGTTTCCCAACTTGCTGTCTTAAGTAGTGTTCTCTTTGTTGAGTCCATTTACTTTGTTTTCTTAACTACTGGCTTCTTTACTGCTGCCTTTTTTGCTACTGGCAATGCAGGAGTTGTTGATTCGGCAATCTTGTTTAGCAGTGGAGCATTTTCTTCACCAGTGTAAACTGGACGACCCCAACCAACTACAGCGTTTACTAACTTCTTTTTGTTATTCTTTACATAACCACGAGTTTTTTCTACACACATTCCGCCATTGCGTTGGTCTCCCTTTGCAGTTCCTGAAGTGTTTCCTTCAATGACTTGGATTGTCCCATCGCCATTATTTTTAATACAAAGGCCAACATGTGAAATACGATTTACACCATCTTCTGGAAAATCAAAATAAATCCAATCTCCTGCTGATGGATCATCATTACGAGCATCTGCCCAACGATTATTTTTCTTAAACCAGTCTGCTGCTGCTACTGTTGATGCACTCT